ATTAAAGTTTAGATATCATAATGGAATTATGATATCAGAAAAATATAAAATAATTAAAGACGACTTAGATTTTGAACTTGGATAATGGTTTCCATATAATCCATATGATGACCTTAGTTCAGATTTTAAATTAAAATATAAATAAAAAAATAAGAAAAATGGATAATAAATCAACATCAAAAACAAATGTAACTGTATCATTGAATGTCCGTGAATTGAAGGACTTTTTAAAACATATTATTAATAATAATCGTTATCTACAAAAAAATAATAAACCAATGGTAAGTACTGAAGTAATAGGTGATTCAGGTATTGGTAAAACATCTTCTATTATTCAGTTAGCAGACGAATTAGGATTAGATTTTGTTAAATTGAACCTTGCACAGATTGAAGAAATAGGTGATTTGGTTGGTTTTCCAATTCGTCAGTTTGAAATGACAGATACTAAAGAAAGAGTATGGGTAGATGAAAATGCAGTTGAGGATTATCGTAAAGAAGGTTATGCAACTACAGGTTTAAATCGTATGAGTTATTGTCCACCAGAATGGATTAGTGGTAAAGAGAAGGGTGGTATTTTATTATTGGATGATTGGAATCGTGCTGATATAAGGTTTATTCAAGCTGTGATGGAGCTAATTGATCGTCAACAATATATTAGTTGGAATTTACCTAAAGATTGGCATATTATTTTAACATCAAATCCTGATAATGGAGATTATTTAGTTAATAGTATTGATAATGCTCAAAAAACAAGATTTATTAGTGTTAATTTGAAATTTGATCTTAAATGTTGGAGCAAGTGGGCTGAAGAGAATAAATTGGATGGTAGATGTATTAATTTCTTATTAATGCACCCAGAACTAGTTACTAAGGAAATTAATAGTAGAAGTGTTAGTATGTTCTTTAACAGTATTAGTTCAATTAAATCATTTGAAGATCAATTGCCATTAATTCAAATGATTGGAGAAGGATCAGTTGGAATTGAGTTTAGTACTTTATTTACTATGTTCATTAATAATAAATTAGATAAGATGATTTCGCCTGAAAACATCATGACACAAGATGAACAATATGTTATAAATACACTTAAGAGTTTAGTAGGTAAAGATAAAGCATATCGTGCAGATATTGCGTCAACATTAGGCATAAGGATAACTAATTATTTAGAGTTTTTTGCGAAAGAAAGTATAGTTGAAAAACCATTAATTGAACGTATTGGTAAAATTATTACTGAAAAAATATTTGCAACAGATGTTTGTTATAATATGATTAAATCAATTTATAATAGTAACCCAAATAAATTTAAATTAATGATGTTAAATAAAGAATTAGTTAAATATATTATTAAATAAATTAAATACTTAATTATGAAATTACAATTAACAAAAACAGGTCAAATAAAATTAGATATTATTAATCAACAAATTAATGATACGGGGGATAAAGGTTATGATAATATTTGTGAAGAATTAAATGAAGATGAATTATTAGTATGTGATGCCGGAATGTATGTTAATGATGCTTATATTAAAAATGAATTTGATGATTTAAAATCATGGTGTAGAGAATTAGGTCCAACAGAATATCAACAAACATATCTTAATACTCATCCTGATGTTGTATATAATAAAGTACAAAGAATGTTATCTAAAGGTTTAATAGAAATAATTAAATGAATTTGATATTGATTAGCCTGAGAGGTAAGCATAAGCTTACCTTTCTTAATATATTTATATATAAACATTAAAAAAATTTGGCTCCCCAAAGAATTTTCCGTATTTTTTAAAATATTAATAAATAATTAATTACTTATGAGTAGTAAGAATGGGAAAGATGGGAAAGTAGGAATTAGGTTATTGACATTAAATGACTGTGATTATTGCAATTGGTTAAAAAATGAATTAGATGCGGAAGGAATAATCTATGATAATATTGATGCTGATAAATTTTCTGATTTTGTTAATGATATTAAACATAAATTTAAAACAGAATCATATCCAATTGTATTTATTGATTTAGGTATTAAAGTAATCACCATCGTCCCAGAAACAAAATCGGAAATATCAGATACTTTACTTACATTTAATACAATACCTCAATTAATAGGTATTATAAAACAATATATATGAGATATAAACAACCAGTACAAGATAAGTTAGATCAACTTGAAAATATGTTAATTGGCCTTGAATCACAATTTTCAAATCCTAAATTTACAGTATTATTAGCTAAAGAAATACTTAATGAATTAAAAGATAAAGTTGAAGAAATCCGAACATTAATTAATTCCGAACAATAAATTATGATATCCCCAGAATTAATTCAATCCAATTGGAATAAATTTTTAAATAATATAGATACTTATATTATAGGCGAACGAGGTAAAAAACTTAAACAATTTTATCTTAATTATGAGGACCGATTTGTAATGATGCCTGCATCTCATAAACCACAATATCATAATTGCTTTCCTGGTGGATATATTGATCATGTAAATCGTGTTGTAGCAGCTGCTCTTAAAATAGATGCATTATGGCGTGAATTTGGTATGATGGACACTTATACAATTGAAGAACTTGTTTTTTCAGCTATTAATCATGACTTAGGAAAATTAGGAGATGAAAAGGAAAATGCTTATATTGAACAGACAGATCAATGGAGGCGAGATAAACTAAATGAAACTTATATGTTTAATGATCGTTTAGAATATATGACTGTACCTGATCGTGGTTTATTTTTATTAACAAATAATGGTATCATACCTACTAAAAATGAAATGTTAGCTATTAAATTACATGATGGATTATATGATGAGGCTAATAAATCATATTTAATTACTTTCAACCCAGAAACCAAACCACGTACATCAATTATATATGTTTTACACCAAGCAGATATATTAGCTGCCAGAATTGAATTTGAAAAGGAATGGTTACCTAAATTACTTAGATTACATCAATCAACTCTTAAAGAACCTAAAAAAGATAACTTTAAATCAAATAAAAATAATTTGGCTATTAAGCAAAAAGCCTTTAAAACAATGGCTAATCCAGCTTTAGCTGAATTAATAAAAAATATATGATATTAGGAATTATCGCAATCATATTGTGGGTATTTACTATATTTGGGTATATTATTTGGAACTTAAATCAAAAAGTAACCAAATTAGAACAAATAGCTACTAAACAAAAAATTATTATTGACAGCATATCATCAATAATTGAAGAATCAAACAAACAACTCCATACTGTTGATTTAACGGAAGCATTTAAAAATGATGATCAAATTGGTTTTTTCTTTCGCAATTTGCAAAACATACAAGATTCATTAAATCATTATTTGAAAAATTAAGATGGGTAAAGAATTATTACTTACGAAGAAAGGGACTGCCCGTAAACGTAAACCAAAACAACCAATTAATTATTTTACCCAAGAAACTGAGAATGCTATTATTGAGTATTTAAGATTAAGAAGTCCTAAAAAACGCAATAAAATATTTAATGAAAAAATAAACTATGCTTTCCATAAACTAGCTGAAAATATCATTCATACTTTTAAATTTTACTATACAGAAGTAAATACAATCTCTGAACTTCAGCATGAAGTAGTAGCATTTTTACTTGAAAAATTACATTTATATGACCAAAATAAAGGTAAAGCCTATTCTTATTTTGGCACTATTGCTAAACGTTATCTTATATTATATAATAATGCTAACTATAAAAAACTAAAAGATAAAGCATCCGTTAGTGAAATAGATGAAGATAAATCAATATTAATTGATCTAATTAATAATAATGACTCTAACCATAATATTGAACCAGATTCATTTTTAAAACAGTTTATTAAATATATTGATCATAATATATTTACTTTATTCCCCAAACAGCGCGATGCTCAAATAGCGGATGCTATTATTGAGTTATTTCGTAAAAGTGAAAATATTGATATTTTTAATAAAAAGGCCCTATATATCTATATTAAGGAAATGACTGAATCTTCAACCCCTCAAATTACCAAAATTATCAAACGCCTTAAATTAATATATGTTCGTAAATACAATGAATTTTATGAGCATGGGTATATAACTATGGCGTTATAAATCTTTCTGCCTTCCATATTTATATAAAATACAATATGGATTTTAACCAGATTATATTTAAGGATAAAACCTTTTCAAACTTACTTGAAGATATATACAAAAATGCTAATCGTAAAGAAAAGGAAATTAAATCATTAATCGATCAGCTTAAACCAATGATCCAAGAGCCGGGTGATGCAATGATGCTTGTTCCTTTACTTAAAGAATACATGGAAATAGCAGTTAAGAATGATGAAGCTTTAATCAAAATGGCTAGTATTGTTCAACGTGCTATAGCTAATTCAATTAATGAAAATGATGGAGGTATATTAAGTGATAAAGATAAAGAACTTTTATTCCAAGAAATTAGTAGTATCAAAATTGAAGAGCCAAAGCAATTAGGAAATGGCAGATAGGGATAATTTTATTATAACTGGAAATGCTACAGCCGCTAGTAATCAATATACTGGTTTTGGTGGATCCTCTTTTTCACCTAACCAATTAATACATTATGGTAGAGTGATTAGTATAAATTTAAAAGATCGCTCTATTGCTTATGAAAAAATTCAAAATACTTTAGATGTAATTTCTATAAATAATCCAAAAAAATTAGTTGGTATTGCTTATAATTTTAATCCTAATTTTACTCGTTTACCAATAATAAATGAGATAGTACTTATTATTAAAGGACCAAATCGTAATGTAGGAAATTTAGCTA